TAAACAATACGCCATTATTTAATAAGAAAAATGGAGTATATTATCAGAATCAACAAGTATTAGAATATTATAGAACTAGTTCAAAGGATGGAATTTATACATATTCATTCTCATTAAATCCTAGAAATCCAACTCAACCCAGTGGTTCTCTTAATTTTTCGTCTCAAGATGTAAAATTAGAAATTGATTTCAATAGTTTACCACAACAAACCTCTTATGTTTCTGGAAATGAAGCAAATTATGTATCAGATTATGGTATTGATGTAAATATATATTTAGTTCAATATAATATTTTACATATTGAATATGGAACAGGTGGATTAAAATTTCAAGCTTAATTTAAAGTTTTAATTAATAATATTTACAATATTTTTTACTTTAAGATTTTTATAGATTATTATAAAAATGGTGGGTGGTGAATTACAGTTAGCTTTAAATTTTGATGCCCAAGATGTATATTTTACATTTCGCCCAGAATTATCTTTTTATCAAAAAGTCTATCGTCGTTATGGAAGATTTGCTATAGAAAGTAAAGAATTAATACCGGATTCTGGTGGAAGTAATTTACAAAATGATATAGAAACTATCGTTAACTTTAAAATCCCGTTTAATGATGGTATTTATGATGGTGATTTATTAAAAAGTTTATATCTTACTGTTGATTTGCCAGATATTTATTCTGGATTATTAGAAACTGCAACAACATCTTATATTAAAGATTTACCGCAAGATTTTTTATGGATAAAAGAATTAGGAACATATTTAGTAAAAAATGCAAAATTAAAAATTGGAGGGAATACTATACAAGAATTACATGATGAATATCAAGATGTATGGAAAGAATTAAATTTAACAAAAGAGGAAAAAAAACAATACAACATTATGACTGGAAATACGCTTGATATGAATAATCCATCTGTTGTAAATGGAAATCAATCATTTAATAATGTTTCACCAGTAGATTTAATTTCAAACCCTGTTTTTGTAGGAACTGATTTTACATTTACAGAAATAAGAAATTCAATTCCATATGGTTCAAATATACCTTCTGATTTTATTGTATTTTATGATAATTTTGATGTTGTATTTCAACCATCTACCCAAGATGAAAGTAAATATTTTCAATATAGTTCAACTGGTGGAGCATATGGTGGAGGTTCAAATCCTACTATATCATTAGGAATAACAGGATCTTACTATTATTCATTTATTCCGTCAAATTCGGAATTGACGTATAATTATAGTGATATATCAAAATTTAAATTTAATGGGAAAACATATACAAAATTTTACATAAATAAGGGTAATATTACATTCGACGCGAACGATACAACAACAATTGATACAGTAGCTAACCACTTTTCTAAACCAAGAATTACAGCATACGGAGGTGATAACCACAGTTATATTTTATATAAAGCAATTGAAAATGAACTTGCTTCTGTTAAATATACAAAATCTATTCAACTACAATTTTATAATAAAGCACATTTTACACCGTATATGTTTAATTTTACAAATAAGACATTTGAAAGAACAGATGGTTTAAATCATGGATATGATACATCAACATTAGGAGCATTAAATGTAAATATAAGCCAAGCAGCAGATATTAATATTAATAACAGCAATACACATTATGTTGTAAATGCAACGGATACAACCTTTCAACTTATTAGTGGATTAGGATTAAGCAATGTTAATGTAAATATTACGTTGAACTTATATCAGTTTGGTTCGCTCGGATTATCCTTTACCTTTAATCCATTAAATAATACATTTACAACACAAGGTGGAGGTCCTCATGGGTATTCAAATGGATACAGTGCAACATTCTCAAGCATTTTAACTGGATTCAATACTGGTTATACGACGTATTACGTAATTAATAGAACCGATACTACTTTTCAATTATCGGAATCAGAAGGCGGTGTAGCAGTTACATATGGTGGACAAACTAATGTTATTACGATAGATGGAAATCCAGTCAATTTTAAATATAATCCAGAGGATAGTTCAACGATTCCAAATATACCATCTACATTTGAAACTGAAGACGGTTCAAATCATGGACGATCAAATGGTGATTCCGTTAGTTTTAATACCGTATCAGAACATATTAATGGAGTTTATACAGGTTATTCATACACTGTTATGAATGCAAGTAATACAAAATTTGAAATTACTACACAAAGTATATTTGACGGAGGTGTAGGCGCTTCACAATGGAAACTATCTGGAACTTTAAATCATTTTATGTATAATCCTGATACTCATTATTTTGAACTTGAAAATGGTCAAAATCATACCTTTTCAAATGATGATAAAGTGAAATTTAACAGGAATGATATAAATTTATATTGGCCACCATTTAATAATACAACTGAGTATTATGTTGTAGATGTGGATACCGGTTCAACACCACACCGATTTAAATTATCACTTGCTCAAGGGGGTGTAGCCATACATACTACTTCAACACAATTTACAACAATAGGCGCTGACCGATATATATATAATACAACAAATGATACATTTCAAAGAACAGATGGAAGTACACATGGATTTTCTACCGGTGATGTAACAACTTTAACTACCGTATCAGATTTAGCATACCCGAGTGGATATATGATGGCAATTTCTTATACAGTTTCAGAAATATCAACTACAGTTTTTAAACTATTGTATCTAAATGTGGCAGGGGGAGTAACATACTTTTTTGATGCTGTAAATAATAACTTTTACAGATCTGATGGAACTAATCATGGATTTAATAATGGAGATGCATTTACTTTTACCAATACTGGTGGTTCGGTTTTTTATTATTATGGACCAGGTCCCCCTTATATAGTTACAAATGTGAATACAAGTGTATCACCTCAAACATTTCAACTAAGTTTATATGGAACGATACCAACTATAACCAATATACCGAATAATAATCTTTTACTTGGACCTATTCCATTATCATATATGTGGAATCCTGAAACATTCTTTTGGAAACGTGAAGATGGTTTAAATCATGGTTATTCTAATGGAGATACAGTCTCATTTTCTTCACAAGGAACAGGTTATAATAGTATATTTTTAATTGGTACATCATATTATATAGTTAACAAAACAGATACTACCTTTCAATTATCATTAACAGATGGCGGTTCGGTCGTTAATGGAATTGGGACACAATTTATACCAACAACCTTCTCATTTGATGGTAGATTAACATTTAATACAAATACAAATACATTTCAAAGACAAGATGGATTACCGCATGGTATTACTGAAAATGAAGGAGTTCATTTTGATATTACGAATAGTTTTGGAACTTTCAATTTAATAGACTGGTCAACAATAACAAATGGATTTATACAAAATATAACCTCTAGTTCTGTGGTTGAAAATAATTATACACCCGTTAGATTTATTACCTTTTCTGCAAAAAATGTAACATATACTACATTACAAATATACGTCATTGATTTAAAAAATAATACTGAATATTTATTTCGTCCTGTAAAATCTACAGGAAATGTTGCAGCATCAACATTTAGTATAAAATCATTTATGTCAGAAGTTACATTGAATTTAGAGACTACGAGTGATAGTTTAAGTTCGTCAGAGACAGAATTAGTAAATGCTGAAAAAAATAGAATCCAGTTTATCACACCTTTAATTACAATGGGAAAACCAGTATCTCATTCATTTAGTTCTAGTCAAGTAGAAGAAGCATATCGTCCAACAAAACCAATTGGTATTTCTCAAATTGAAGGAGGAACAACCGGTTCTAAAGTTTTGTTATTTACATATCCTAATATAGAACGTACTTCAATCTCTTTTTATGACCAAAAATTTATTACGAATCATTATCCATATGCAAGACGTTTTGATGGTAATAATTTAATGAAAACGGAAAAAAATTTTAGTAGTTTTTATAATGCTAATTTTTATGAGTATAATGTTGAAACCACCGTTGACAAAAATACAACATATACAGATAAACAAAATAGTGGATATAATTTAATTGATAATGGATTAGATTCAATCGGTGATGATGTTCTTCCAAGTATTTCTGGTAGAACTTTAAAAATTCCTTTATACTTTTATTTTCAAAGAGATATTAGAAAAGCACTACCATTAATTGCACTAAATAATATTAGTCCAGGGGTTGAATTAGAAATTACACTACGACCTATTAAAGATTTATATTTATCAAGATTCTCGCCTATTGTTGATTCGAATGATACATTTTGGAATCAAGTTCCATATGAAATACAAAATTCTGTAGGATATTATATTAAAAATACAGACGAATTTCCAACTTCAGGTATTCAATTCTTTTTAGGAAATAATTCTACCTCATCAAATACACAAATTTCTGGAACAGAATTAACAAAAGATTTGATTTCATTTTCAATAAATACGCGATTAGAATATAACGTAATTTATTTAGATAAAAATGAAAGAGATCGTTTAATCAAACCGGGTTGCAAACATTATTTCTTTATTGATAACGCTATACGTGAAACCTTCTTAAATAAAAATAGTAATGAAAATGAATTAGAAATTAGTTTAAAAATAAATAAACCTTTAAAAGAACTATTATTTATTCCAAAAAGAAGTGATGTAAAATATTTAAATCAATGGGATAATTTTACAAATTACGTGGTATCTAATTTACCGACCACATCAAATACATATGCGTATGGGGCTTTAGTAAAAAATATCTTTGGTAGTGATTATAATGAACCACAAAATAACTTTCCAGAATTTAATTACGGAGGGGCACTTAATTATTCAACTATTTCTAGATTATTCAATACTACAACAAAAACATTCCCATATCCTTCACCAATTTTAACGTATAAAGATATATCAAAAAGTTATTATGAAAAAAATATTATTAAGGAAATTGAAATAAGATCTACAAATGACGCATTTAAGAAACGAATGACATTAACACAATCAGGCATATATTATGAAAATCAACAAATATCAGAATATTATAAAAGAAAAACGAAAGACGGTATTTATTTATATAGTTTTTCATTGAATCCTCTTCATGATGTGCCAACAGGTGAAAAATATAAGGACTTTACTACGAATGCAAATAAAGATTTTAATATTACAATTAAACTAACGGATAAACCAAATAAAGACAATTATGATGCTGGTTATGAAGGTTCAAATTCATATTCTGAAGAAAAACTAGTTGATGAATATATTCATGAAGTCAATGTGTATTATGTAGTATATGATATTCTTGAAGTTGTTGATGGAACAGCAAAGATAATAGAATATGAAGATAAAATATAATATTTAAGAAAAACATATATTCTGACTTTTTTCTATCACTATTATAAGGTAATATGCGCGATAAAATATCAAAAAAACGTACTATACGTAAAAAAAAAGGAACAAAAAAATCGCGTGATGGTAAAAGAAAATTAGTATTTCGTTTTTTAATAAAAAAGAATAAATTTATAAAATATGCATAAATTACAGAATTATGATACACAGAAAGTCATATGTGGACAACTTATAGTTTGATATACTAAAAATCGTAATAAAGGCAAGGGTGCATTCGTCCAAGAACGTTTAATTAATTTTTTATGATTTAGAATTTGATTACATTGATTTTTCGTTAATCGTCGTAATATATATGTAATCTTTTTATTATTTCCTTTTTGATATAATTCACATAAAGTTTTGTATAAATCTTTTAACTCTTTTTTTGTATAGATTCTCCCCTCTTTGCGACTTTTTAAACGACCTCCTGTTTGTTTTACAGGGTTTTGTTTGTTTTTATTTTCAGGTTTTGGTTTATCCTTTTCTTGTTTTAATCTATTTGTATTTGTATTAATATTAATATTATTATTATTATGTTCCGGGTTAGATTTATTTTTTTCCTTTTTTTTTGATAATACTAGATTT